TCGATGGCCCATCGGCGCAAGCTGTCTCGCGGCGCGAGTAAGCGACTGTTCCGGCGCGGTGCCACGAAGGTGCACCGCAAGAACCTCGCTTCGGCTAGCCCTATGCGAGGTGGAATCCGGCTCTGACCGGTGACTTGTTTCAGCCCGCTTAAGGGCTGGCGTATCCCCGGCCAGTCTCGGATCGCGTGGAGCGAGTCCGCTGCTGGTCGGGAAGCGCACCCTCTCTCTATCCCCTGTGGTCAATGTATAGGATGTCGTTTGGCACACTCCCAAATGTGGGCTTTAAGATGTGTGCATGAGGCTAAGATGCATGAGTCATCTTGTTTCATTACTCTTACTTATTCTGATAAGTATCTTCCTAAGGATTATTCTATTAGTATTCGCGAAGTTCAATTATTCATGAAGCGATTACGTAAATCACTTGGTTTTATTAGGGTTCGGTTCTTTTTATGTGGTGAGTATGGCGAAGGTAATCTTCGTCCTCATTATCATATTCTATTATTCGGTTACGATTTTCCTGATCGCAAACTGTGGCGTAAGACTAACAGGGGCGATCCTGTTTTTCGTTCTGAGACTCTTGAGAAGATTTGGCCCTATGGTTTCTCAGAGATTGCTATGTTTAGTAAAGATGCGGCCGCTTATGTGGCTCGCTATGTTGTTAAGAAGCATAAAGGTCGAAGTCTTTCGACTGATCTATATTATACTCGTAGGCATCCTCTGTCTGGTAAGTTGTGTCGGGTTAAGCCCGAATTCGTCATTATGTCCCGAAAGCCGGGTCTCGGGTCATCCTGGCTTGAGAGGTATGGTTGCGATGTGTTTCCATCTGACTTTCTAGTTCATGACGGGGCGAAGTATCCAGTCCCTCGTTTCTATGAGCAATTGCTTAGCGACCGTGCCTTGTCGGTCGTTAAATGGAAGCGCAAGGTCCGCGCTTCGCGTCATGCGGAGAATCAAACTCCGCAGCGCCTTGCTGTTCGACAGGAAGTGCTTGAACACAAGGTGAAGTCTATCAACCGCAAATTAGACGTTGTAGGAGACTGACCGTGCTCTTGAAGATGTTCGCGATCCTGGATCGCAAGGTGGCGGCCTATAGGACGCCATTTTTTATGCACCACCGTGGGCAAGCGGTGCGTGCGTTCACTGACCTGGCCAACGACATGCAGACTGACGTTGGCAGGCATCCAGCCGATTTCGTGCTGGTGGAGCTGGCGCTGTTCGACGACGCGACCGGCAAGATTGCCGATACCGGCGCGCTGGAAGTCGTGACGGCGCTTGAGCTGGTGCGTGAGGAGAATGTGGCTCTCCCTCTCGGTGTGCCTCCTCGGCGCATGGTGCCTCCTTCGGTCCGTGACCGATTTTCGAATGGCACGGGTGACGGAGGGCAGGAATAATGCGCTCGCCCATGGTGCATCAGTTTTCTCGCGTGCCTTCTGCGCAGATTCCGCGCAGTTCCTTTGATCGGTCTCACAATCTCAAGACCACCTTCAACAGTGGCTACTTGATTCCGATCTTCGCTGATGAGGCGCTGCCTGGTGATACGTTCAGTCTGAACATGACCGGGTTCGCGCGCCTTGCTACTCCGTTGCACCCATATATGGACAATCTATGGGTCAACACGTTTTTCTTTGCCGTCCCGATCCGTCTGATCTGGGACAATTGGGAGCGTTTCAACGGTGCTCAGGTTGATCCTGGCGATTCTACTGATTTTTTGGTCCCGCAAATCAGCCCCACCGCCGCTAGCGGTGGTTATGCGGCCAACTCTATCCACGATTATTTTGGGCTGCCTACTGGGGTCCAAACGCTCACGCACTCGGCATTCTGGCACAGAGCCTACAATCTGATCTGGAATGAGTGGTTCCGCGATCAGAACTTGCAAGACAGCGTGACGGTCCATCGTGGTGATGGTCCGGACCCCGCAGCGGATTACACGCTGCTTCGGCGCAACAAGCGCCATGATTACTTTACCTCGTCTCTCCCTTGGCCACAAAAAGGGGAGAGTGTGTCTATTCCGCTCGGCACCTTCGCTCCTGTGGTGACGGCGGCAACTCGCACCGTGACAGGTGCGCAATCCCCGCTGCAATTCGCGGCGTCTGCTTCGGGAACGATCCCAAGCGGCGCCACGTCTGCGCTGGCCTATAATACCTCGGGCCAGTTGATCAATACCAGCGCGCCTTCGGTGACAGGCGCGTCGGGTCTCTACCCAGCCAACCTACAGACTGACTTGTCTGATGCTGGCGCTGCCACAATCAATCAGTTGCGGCAGGCTTTCGCTGTCCAGCGGCTTTACGAAAGGGATGCTCGCGGTGGAACTCGTTATACTGAGATTGTGCGTAGCCATTTTGGCGTCATTTCTCCTGACGCTCGCCTTCAGCGGCCCGAATACCTGGGAGGCGGGCAGAGTCCCATCAACCTGCATACCGTCCCTCAAACCTCCTCCACGGATTCGGAACCGACCCCTCAGGGGTCGCTGGCCGCTTACGGCACCACGGTTATGTCCAGGCACGGGTTTTCCAAGAGCTTCACGGAGCACTGCGTCCTGCTGGGCCTGGTGTCCGTTCGGGCGGACCTCACCTATCAGCAGGGCCTTAACCGGATGTGGTCGCGACGCGCTCGGTTTGATTTCTATCTGCCGGCCCTGTCGCACATTGGCGAGCAAGCTGTCCTCTCGAAGGAGATCTTCTGCGACGGATCCGCAGGTGACGAGACTGTGTGGGGCTACCAGGAGCGTTTTGCGGAGTATCGCTACAAGCCGTCCTTCGTCACGGCGGAATTCCGGTCGAGCTTCGCTCAGAGCCTCGATACGTGGCATCTGGCGTTGGATTTTGCATCTCGGCCGCTGTTGAACAGCGTCTTCATGCCGGAGGACCCTCCGGTGGATCGGGTCATAGCTGTCCCGAGTGAGCCGCACTTGATCGGCGACTTTTTCTTCAACATGCGGTGCGCCAGGCCCATGCCGCTGTATGGCGTGCCGGGCCTTATCGATCACTTCTGATGGCCGCTTACCCTGGGATGTTCGATCCCACCTTCGCCGCCGGCGGTGCCGGCATGTTCGACTTCATCACGCCAGGTGTGGGAACCCTGGCGTCTGGCTTGATCGGTGCGGCCGGCTCGATTTTTGGCGGCATGAATGCCAACTCCTCCTCGGCCAAGTCCGCTCGTGAGCAGATGGCGTTCCAGCAGCGGATGCTGGAACAACAGATGGGGTTCCAGCGTGAATCAGCGCAGCTGCAAATGGACTGGCAAGAGCGGATGTCTTCGACCGCGTATCAGCGCTCGATGGATGACATGCGTGCGGCCGGGCTCAACCCCATGCTTGCCTATCAACGCGGTGGAGCTTCATCGCCGGTCGGGTCCGCTCCAACTGGCGGCTCCGCGGCGGGTGCGTCGTATCAGGCTCGCGACTTCATAACTCCGGCCGTTCAGAGCGCGATTCAGGGCGCTCGCATGCTGTCCGAGTTGGCTCAAATCTCAGCCGCGACAGACAACACGAAGGGCCAGACGGCGCTGATGGATGCGCAGCGCCAGGTCGAGGTCGCCAAGGCTGAGAACGTGACGGTGAATACCGCCCTGCAGGGCCAGAACGTCCTGACGGATAAGCAACGGGCAGAGCTGTTGCGACGGCAGGGAATCACTGAAGGCTATCGGCCGGGACAGGTCTCGGCCGACACCGCTGCATCGACGGAGCAAGCGGGTCTCACGCGAGTCCGGAAGGAGCGCGAAGGCGACTTTGGCGTCACGTCGATTGGCGAGCATGCCGACACCTCGATGCGCATGATCAACGCGGCGCGGCGGTCGATGGGCTTGCCTCCGCTGTCCGCGTCGGCTCTCGGCTTCAACCGGGAGGAACAGGGCGGCGGCAATGTGCTGCCCGCCCCCTTCGATCGGCGCGTGAATCAGCGGCCGATCTATGACTATCAGTCTTTGTCTGACATGGCTCCGTCGGAGTTGATCCGACGGCTTCTCGGGAGGTGAGCATGACTTTTCGACGGCAGCGCCAGCGTGTCTATCAGCCGGAAGGCGGTGAGATGCGCACCAAGCAGGAGTTCAAGGACGAATGCGATATTTATAACGTGCTTAAACAGGCGAAGCGCACGGGCCGCATCGAGCATATGGCGGCCGGCACTCCCTACTACGACGATTTGCCTCCTCCGCTGGACTATCAGGAGGCGATGAATCTGATCCTCGATGCCCAGGCTGCCTTTGCCGATCTGCCGGCCAAGCTGCGCGACAAATACGGCAACGATCCCGCTTCGTTCCTGGAAGCTCTCGCGAATCCGGCCAATGCGGCCGAGTTCCGCGAAGCTGGTATCCTGAGACCGCTTCCGGAGCCCGTGGAACCACCAGGTGACCCCTCAGGCGGTTCCGCCCCCCCGGCCTCCGGAGGCGCTCCAGCAGGCTCCTAATGCGTCCTGGCGACGTGTCTGCTGGCACCTGGGGGCTTCGGCCCCCTTTTTTTTGATTGCTTCCCTTCCCTTCCTTCCTTCCCTCAACAGCAATCTTAAGACCTTCTCAGCGGCGGGATGGTGGACCATCCGACGCTGGCGGGCCGGATTGCCGGCCCCCCCCACAGTTCCCCTACTTGTTGTGAACTGTGTGCAGTGACACTACGGTGTCACGTTATGAGGGAGGCTCCTCTCCCTCTTTGGAGGAACAAGTTCGATGGCCCATCGGCGCAAGCTGTCTCGCGGCGCGAGTAAGCGACTGTTCCGGCGCGGTGCCACGAAGGTGCACCGCAAGAACCTCGCTTCGGCTAGCCCTATGCGAGGTGGAATCCGGC